GGGGCCCCTGTGGGGGCGGTTTCTGCTGCTGCATCCGCTGTCGTCGCTGCTGTCTTGGCTGCTACCTTTGCAATCACTTTCGTGACCACATCTCGCATCGCCTTGAACCCGTCGACTGCTCCCTTGACGCCCTGCCCCACTTTACCGAGGGCAATGGATAGCGGTGCAATCGCTGCCACGAATAACCCGACTTTGATGATTGTCTGCTGTTGCCCCTCGTCCAGTGAGCCGAACCATTCACACAACGCTTTGACTTTATCTGAACACTGGTCAATGATTGGTGCTGCCGATGTGAGAATCGTCTGACCAAACTGCATCACGGTGTTTTTCAACTCATTGAGTGTCACCTTGATGTCGTATGAGGTTGTTTTCATTTTGCCGAACGCCGTATCTGTCGCACCCGTGGAGTTCCGCATCTGTCCGAGGGTGGTGTTGAACGTGTCCGCACTATCACCCAGTAGAATGAGACCTGCTTTTGCCGCCTCTGATGACGAGAACATATCGCTCATTGAGAGGTTCTGTTCCTTTGCTGCTCCGTCTACGATGGCAAGAACGTCCGAGAGACTTGCTCCATCTGCCATCAATTCCTTGAATGACTTTCCGGTCTTTTCTCTTAGAATCACGTCGGTCGTGCTGCCAGTCTTTCCCAACTCGTTGAGCATCGAGTTCATGTATGTCGTCGATTCTGCTGTCGCAACACCGTTCGCTGTCATGATTGCATATCCTGCACATAGCTGGTCGAGTGCTACGCTGTTAGCGTTCGCCGTCGGGATGACTTTACCCATTGCAGACGATAACTCTCCAACGGTCGTTTTGCCGAGATTCTGTGTCTGAATGAGCATGTCCGACACGTTTGTGACCTGTTCTGCCGATAGACCGTAGGCGTTCATGATTGTGGTCAGTACGTCGAGGGTGTCTCCGGATTCCGCAAATCCTGCTGTTGCCAGTTTCGTGGACTGACGGACGAAATTAACTGCATCTCCTGTTTTCTGACCTGCACTGATGGCGTTGTATACGTTGTCAGCAATGTCTCCTGCTGCAATTCCTGTCTCATTTGACAGGTCTGTGATTGCGGTCGACATGTCTCCGACTGACATTTCTCCGGTATCCATAATCGTGGAAACCTTTGCCATCGAATCCTCGAAGTCCACCGCCATCTTTGCAGCACCAGTCGCAAAGGCTGCGATGCCTGTCGACACAACGAGCATCTTTTGACCGAATACCTCAAGTTTTTGTCCTGCTTTATTGCATCCGTTTGCAAGTGCATCCAGTTTATGATTTTGCAGTTCCTTGTTGACGCTCTTGAGTTCCCCCTCCATCGAATAGAGTTTTGCCTCCGCATTATTGCAGGCGATCGCCTGCCTGTTCAACGCATTCTCTGTCTGATTGATTGAACTCTCATTCGTTTTCAACTCTGCCTTAAGTTTTGTCAGTTCTTCCTTGAGTTTCTTTGTTTCCTCCGAACTCTTTCCGGTTGCCTGTGCGGAATCTTCATAGGCTTTTTTTGCAGCCTCAACTTTCGTTTTCAGTTCGTCATGCTTGCTTTTCTGCTCTGACAGTTTTGTGGAGAGTTTTCCATACTGGTCTCCTGCCAGTTTTACAATTTCTTTTTGGAGTTTTATCTTTGCTGATAAATTCTCCGCTTTGCCCTTGAGGATGTCGGTTTGAGAGCCGAATGCCTTTGCTTTCGCCTGCGTCGCTGTCCATTGGCTCGCCAATGCTTTCGCCTCGGCTGCCATGGACTTCATTGTTTTTTGATATGAATTAGCGTCCGCAGTCGCTTTCACGCTTACATAAGCCATTCAGTTCCCTCCTCTCCTACTGTTTCTCGTTTATTGTCTTGATTGCAAATTTCATGTAATCAAGCAATGCCACGATGTCAGTCTCAAGGCATTGACTGTATGAATTATTCAATAATTTTATTGCTATCTGAATCACTCGGTCGATATTGTCTGAGCACACCTCCCACATGTTTCTTTTCCGTTCGTCTGTATCCTCATACCCGTTCTCACGGTCATATTCGTCGAATGCTGATGTTTCCTGTTCCACAGGTTCGTCATCCATCAATTCCAAAAACTTCGGTGTGATGACGTTTTGCATCACAAAATGAATTGATTTCGCTGCAACCATCACCTCGGTGATGTCTGTTTCTCCCAGTTCCTCAAGTGACATCCTGCTGCCGAATACATCCTGCACAATCTTTTGATTGAAAAACAGGGCATCCGACAGTTTCTCACTGCTATTTATTTTCATGAGTTGAGCATATTTCCGATATTGCCCGACTGTTATGCTATTCACGAAATACTTTTCATCTTTGCAGGGGATGTATATTTCCGGCATCACTTGACGACGGTAAAATTTTCTTGAATCTTCTCCATTTTTTTCTGAATCTTTTCTGCGATGTCGATGTCGACCACCATAAACTCGGTGATAATCTCGTCAGCAGAAAGACCGATTTCCGGATTTTTCAATTCCTCAATCGTGAACTGGTCGCCGTAGAGACGGACAACCCACTCACACATCAACTGAATGTGTTCTCTCTTGTATCCGCTCTGCTGTGTGCCGTTTATTGCCTCAGACGCATCCAAATAGTCCATGTAGTCATCTGCCCCGATTTTAGGCATCGTGTACTTTTTCCGATTGATTACAATTTCATGTTTTGCCATTTTATTTCCCTCCTGTTATCTGCTGTTAGCTAACCCTTAACCGTTGCCTGTTCTTTTTCCTGCACCTTGCTGAACCAGTCCTTGATTGCTGTCGCTGCATCCACATCCTCGGCAACGAGGTTACTTTCATCGACTACAATCTGATAGCGACCATCTTTCTGACGGTCATAGAAATCGCCCTTGATGGTGTTGCTCTTAACTGCGATTTTTTCTGCCTGTGTCTCAAATTCATCATCGAGACCCTGTCCGAATTTTCCGCAGTAAAGCCATGTAAATTCATACTTTCCATTGCGTCGTTTGGTTCTGAATCCGAGAGCGAGTTCCGGTGCAAGGTCATCCTTGCTCTTGATAAGGAATCCGTTCTTAAATAACTGTCCGAACAGCATTGCTCTGTCCTGTGGTGCAAGGGATGCGAGTTCAATTTCCACCTCTGTTCCCTCGTATGATGTGATTGTGTCCTCTGTACCGTCGTCAGAGTAGACCTTTTCACTTGACCATTTGTCTGAAATTTTTGCATTGACCGCTCTTGCCAGTTTGACCGGAACGCCTGCTACATACGCTGTCTGCGTGTTCTGAGTTAATAATGCAGCATAGATGTCCCTCAATCCGCAATATCTGCTCCGTACGATAGGTGTTACCTCTTCCATTTTTATTCCTCACTTTCTTCGTAAAATTTATTGAATCGTTGTGCTTTCATGTATATTCCATTTTGAGGTGTGGAATCGTCTGCATTCCTTGCCTCAAATAAGAATCCACTTGCTTTCATTAGTTTCTTGATTTTCGCTGCAAGTTCAACCTCGTCATTCTGAGAAAAGATTGTCACCTGCACCGTAATTTGAACGCCCTCGGCAGTGTCGTCCGAATGGCTGTCCTCAGTTTCACCGCAATCCCACAATGTCACATGTGTCTCTTTGATGTCCTCTCTGTACCATCCTTGCACTACTTGTATGCCGGACTTTTCTACCTCCTGCAACGCCTCGGCTGCGTCCTTGATGATGTCATTCATTGAATCACCCCACAGTCTTGTCCAAATAGTCTTGATATTCTCTTTCTGCGATGCTCTGAATCTGCCCCTCTGCTGCACGACCTGCCTTGTATATAAACTCTTGAGGCGGTCTTTTCACCGTTCCCCAGTTTATAAATTTCACATAAAAGTGCTCGCTGTTATCCGCTTTCGTCCATCCCACATCTGCCTCGGCTCTCGTTCCGCTCACTTTTACCTTTTCGAGTGGAACTGCATCCGCTGCATGACCGGACGGGTGAGATTTCGAGCCGAACCCTCGCCCCGACAGGTCTTGATTTCTTGATTTCGGCATCTTGCTCGACATCTCTTTTTGAATGATTGGTTGTGCCTTGGTGACGATACTCTTGTTCAGACCTTGAATCTCTTTCTCGGTCGCACATTGTTCCAGTGCTTTAACAAGTTCGTCGATGCCTTGAAACTCCATCTCAATCCGCATTTCATCGCCTCCGTGTCATATTCTGACACCTATGAAACCCGATTGCACTTGAGGAGATATTTGCTCTCGCTCTCCACGGGAATCATGGAAAAGATGTCATATTTTTCGCCCTTGAAGATGACCGAATACTCTTTGTGATGCATCCACATCGCCTCGGTTTTTTTACATCTTCTCACTTTGAAAACTGCTGTTTCCTCAAGCGACTGCTGCAATGCCTCATATTTCTCATTGCTCAACAGGTCAGATACGTCGCACCAACATTTGAAATGCTCCTCCGATGTGGATTTGTTTCTTCCATCCACCACGATGGTGGTCTCTTTCATGATTGTGATTCTGCCTGCTGCCATCATGCACCTCCGTACATCTCTTTGAGTAACATTGAGGAGACTGCATGTTGCATCACCCTCGTGTCCTTGCTGAATTTTTCTCGGTTGTCATATAAATCTTTGACCGAAACGAGCAGGAGGAGGCGTTGCCGTGATGACAGGTTCTCGGAATCAAAAGTCGGAATCAGTTCCGACATTTCCTCAAGGGTTGTGTCAATCATCAATTCAAGAATATCGTCGTCGTCTTCGTAGTCGATGCGACTGTATTTCTTGCAATCCTCAAGTATTTTCGCACGATATTCTTTCAATTCTTCATCCGTCATCGTTGCACCTGCTTTCTATGAATGGGCGGTCACAATGACCGCCCTGCTCTCTTGTTAGCCTGCAACATTCTCGGTGATTTCGCCCTTGATGACTGCTGCCTCGTCAACAGGCTGCACATCGAAACGGTCACGCACCTTGATTCCGGTCATATCTTTCTCCCACAATCCTGCTGCCTTGTCATTCATGTCAATGGTCATGACATTGCGGTCAAATAATGTGATAGCCTCTTTCAAGTCACCGATATACACCGGATGCTTGTATCCTGTCACCACTTCGGCGTTTTTGATTTCTGTGGACTTGATGACCTTATTGGATACCTTGACAATCGGATACTTGCCGAATAACAACATCTGAGTTGCCATTGTCGGGTTTGGTTGCAAGATGTACTTGCCATCTGCATCCTTTAACTTGTCAAGATAGTTGTATCCACTCTGATTGGTGATGACCATGGAACTGGTTGCGATTGCAGGGTCGAGGGATACGTTGAACACATCCTTGAGGCTGTCGATTGTAGAGATAACGACCTCTTTTCCTGCTGTCATGGCATTCAGTACCTTGAGAATCATGGCGTTTCGGGTTGCCTTTGTCTTTTTGGCAATCCATTTGTTGATGTACGCCATGACATTGGCTGCTGTGTCCTCAAAAAGTTCGGCGGTGAGTTTTAAGATACCGCCCTTTTTCTTAATGGCATACTTAATAGCTTTGAACTTAGGTTCATCCATTCCGGGGAAGTCTGCCTCCTCCTCCACGTTGTCGAACGGTACGGATTCCGCATCAACCTCGATATTTCTCGAACCGCTCTTTGTGGTTACGCCCTCAACATTGACATACTGCTCAAGGTTGTCATCTGAGCGTCTCAGTTCGATGATGTCTGTTCTGATGTCCTCCGGAATGGTGACGCCGATTCCCATTTCTCCGTCCTTGTTCGCTGTTGTATCTGAGGACAGTGCGTCCTTGTAGACCGTCACATCTGCCTCGTCCGGCTCTCTTTTTAAGAAACCACACTTGACAATATTGACGAACGCTTTCACAAGGTTCTTTTTCTTGCTTGCCTTGTCAACCGCTCCTCCGGTGATGTCTTTTGCTCTGCCATTGTTGAGGCTGCCCTCGATGCCATCGAGGTCATCATCCTCAAGGTCTGCCAGTAAATTGAACTTGTCCTGTAATTCCACAAGTTCAGCTTTTGCTTTCTTTGCCTCGTCCATCTTGCCCTCGTTTGCAAGAGAACGAACGGCGTTCTTTTTGTCGTTAATCTGCTTGAGCAGTTTCTGCATTTCTTTGTTCATTTTGAATCTCCTCTCGTTTTAGATTCCGTACTCGTCCAAATCGGCGAGCAACTGTTCCTTTTCCTGTTGCATTGCTTTTTCCTTTGCATCTTTCTCTCGTGCATCCAATGCAGCGATGACGGCATTCACAACGTCCTGTGTGCTCGTCTTTTTTAGATTCTCCGGAATATTGTTGTATTTCTCAAAGAAATCGGATGCACATGCTGCAACTGCTGCCTGCTCCTCAATCTCGACGTCGAAATACTGTGCGACCTCATTGCCATTCATCCATGTTTCATTGTCCACAAGCGACTGAATTGTCTCTCTTGACACTCCGTCCTTTGCGTGTTCCATGTAGATGTCGAGAATGGATTCCTCACATTTATCTAACTGAGCAATCACATCCTTGAAGTCGTTGGCGTTGCCCCATGCAATACACAACGGCTTGTGTACCATGCACTGAGCACCGGATGCGAAATGTAATTCGTCGCAGGCGAACATGATGACCGATGCGATACTCGCTGCCATTCCGTCCACATATCCGGTCTTGTGACCCTCATGTCGTCTCAACTGGTTATAGATTGCCAGTCCTGCAAACACATCACCGCCTCCGGAATTGAAATAGATGTCGATGTCCTCGAAACTATCCAACTGATGCAGGAAATCAGCTATATCCTGCGGACACTTGTTCTCCTCGTACCACTCAGATTCCCATGTTGCTGATACAATGTCGCCGTAAAAGTAGAGCGAGCATTTCTTTTTTTCTTCGTCCTCTTTCAAGTCCAAATATCCAACTTTATCCGCCTGTCCGGTTCGTTTGTTTTTCTTTGTAAAATCAAACCTTTTCATCTTCGGCATTCCCCTCACCTCCTTTCACGTCATCCTCCTCGGTCGTTTGCTGACCATCTTTTTCGGCGTATTGAACGCCTGCTTTTTCAAGAGGAATCACGTTTCCATTTGCATAGAGACGGTCACCTCCCTCGGCATTTGACATGTCGAGTTTTCTTCTTGCCTCGTTTGGCGTGACAATACTGTTCTTGACACCGTTGCATTCAGCAAGCATTTTTTGAAATTCAGGTCTTGACTCTTTCGTTCCTGTAATTGCTTCATCTGCAAATACGCCGCAGAATCTCCATTCCGGATTACTTTGAATCAGTTCGGAATAATACTTTTTCATTGAATTTGTAATACTTACCCTCGTCCTGTTGGTCGGGCGTCAACAGTTTGTAGTTGATTTCCTCCTCGTACTGTTTGATGACAAACAATTCCGTGTCGACGTAGAATGACAACTGCTGCATTTCCGAGTTACTGTATGACGATTTTTCATAGTCATTTATCTGATTCGGTTTGACACCGAATGCTGCTGCAATTTGCAGTGATGTGTATTTTTTCAGTTCAAAGAACTGCGAATCAGTCAACTTGATGTCGAGCGGTGTCAATTTCATTCCGAGCGGAACAGGCAGGATTCGTCCGGTGTTCTTTGCACCGCTGCCGAACTCCTCGAATGATTCTCGGAGTGCCTCTTTTGCATTCTTGTCAAGAGTTCCTGTGTATTCCAGTACCGCCTTTGCGGATAGTCCGGATTCATACATCTTATTCATGAAATCCTGTGACGCACCTGCACCGTTGACCGTATCCCTCAATATTTCCTGCACTGGTAGTCCTGTGATGCCATTGAGACTGTGTGATGTCTTGAAATGCAGTACCTCGTCAGTATTGAAAATGTATCTCTTTCCGGACGTCGGGTCTGTGTAGACGTACCACAACCGCCCTGCTCCGGCGAATATTCCTGCATCGTCGACAATTATCTGAACACAGTTCGACTGCATCACCCACAGGTCAAGTGTTTTCAATTCTCCTCCGAACTTTTTCCGGTCGAATTTCCTGCGTACATATACATACGCATTTCCGAAATGGTTTCGATTCATCTCAACCGTGTTCCAAAAAACCGTTGGTGTCATGAATGGATTCGGTCTCGTCTTGAGCAGACGTGAGACATCCGTGTCCTCCGGTTCAATGATGCCCTCCTCTGTCTTTTGATAGTATTTGACGGGCATCTTTGCCAGTGTTTCACTCAACATCTTGAGGCAGGTGAAATATGTCACCTCTGAGGTTGGTTTTCTCCTAGTCGCCCCGAAAAGTCCGAGGAACGTATCTGAGTTGATTGAGAATGTCTTGTATGACGATGGTTCTGTCACATTTGACACCACATTCCTGCTCCTCCACTTTTCCAGTAAGTTGCTATATGCTGTTTTGAATGGATTCATCGGTTCTCACCTCCGTTCTCTGTGTATTTTTCTTTCATGGCAAGCCATTCATTGACGAACTCATTTGCATCCGGCTTGTATTCGTCTTTCATTGCGAGTTTCCATGCGTCGATAATCGCATCAATCGGGTCGATTCTGTCCTCGCTGATGTCCTTATCAATCTTGATTTCGCCGTAATTGTTCGAGATTGTCTTTGCGTTTGCGATTGACCATGTGAGCAATTCATCGACCGGAACGACTTTCTTTCGTTCTTTTCCGGTCTCCACGCCCTCAATTTCAATATTGCCTGTGAGAATTTCCAGTCTGAAATCGACAGTCGCATCGTTTAATTCTTTCGCTGTCTGTGTGATAGAGATGGAATCCCATCCCATCGACTCAAGGTCTGAGAGGAATGCCGAGGCGTTGTGGGGATCATAACAAATCATCTGAGGTTTGAGGTTGTATTTCTCAATGAGCATCTTCAAATATGACAAGATGTACTTATAATCCGTCTTGATGCCTCCCAGTGTGTAGGTCGGTGTCACGAGACCCCTTTCAATCCATACGTCATACGGTACTTTGTCCGTCTTGATATGCTCGTCGACCCTGCTCGCAGGAATGAACGAGTGTGTCTTGATGAAATATTTCTTGTTTCCATCTTCATCCGTGAACGGAATGACGATGGCGATTGATGTGAGGTCACCGCCGGACGATAAGTCAACGCCGACATAACACTTTGACCCTTTGAAATTCGCCAGTGTTTTGAGGACTGCAAGGCGTTTCCACTTCTTGATGTCCTTGATATACTGGTGATTTGACCACTGAATCCATTGATTCAACTGCTTGACAAGGAAATCTCTCAAGTCCTCGCCACCCATGTCCTTGGCAGTGGATGCAACCGGAATCATATTCTCAAGAGCATCCACATCGAACTCAAGAATCGGGTTCGCTTTTATCCAGTTTTCCGGTTTCCAAATGTCATCATCTTCATTCATCTGAGCGATGTATGCGAACTGTGCATCGTTCTCAAAAACTCCCTTGAGCAGATTGCAACAATACTCATACAGTTTGTAGCACGGCGACTTGAGATCGAATCCTGCCGTCGTGATGACGGAAATCAATGCGGATTTCAATTTCTTGATACCGCCCTCAAGCAGTTTATACATCTGATTCGTCTTGTGAGCATGGTACTCGTCGACAATTCCGAGGTATGGTCTGAAACCATCCATTGACTTAGTGTCTCCGGATACTGCCTTGATGATTGAGTGTGTCAACAGGCAATCAATCGTGTTGTTATGCTCGTGAACCTTGAACCACTCCTGCAACTCCTCGTCGCTGTTTATGAACTTGATGACCTCCTGCAATACAATGTTTGCTTGGTCTTGCTTTGTTGCAGTACAGAACACTTTGCCGTATTTGTATCCGTCAAAATTGCCGTAAAACGCTGCAAGAATACCATTGATGAATGATTTTCCATTCTGCCTGCCTAATTGAACGTAGGACGTTCTGAATCTTCTGTGATGGATTCCCGATTTCGGGTCTGCTGCTTTCTTTCTCCATCCATTCAGAGAGCCTAGAATGAAACATTGGAACGGGTAACATGTGACCCGTTCCTCCTCGTCGCCCTCTGCGATGACGAGTTCCTCTGCGAAATTGATGATTCTTTCTGACTGCTCGACATCAAAATAATAGATATAGGGTGCTGTTTTGGACTTCTCCAAATCATCAAGATGCCTTTGACACGCCAGTCTGACGTATTCTCCGGTATTTATTTTCCCTGTGACGACGTCAACTGCGTACTGTGTGCAGCGGTCTACGGTTTCAACTGTCTTTGCCATAGTTTAGTTTGCATACTTTGCAAACTTATTCTCCGGTTTCGGCTGTTGTGCTTTTGGCACGGCAATCCGGCATCTGCTTGATACTGTCAAGCCGAAATCGCCTGCTCCCTGCCTGCACTGTTTCCAACATCTATCTTGAATTATCAAGAGACGCTCATGCTCTCCATTCACAACCTCTCGTTCTCCGACCTGCACTTGAACTATCGTTCCGGTCTCCTCGTCTTTCTCAGACTTGAAAATCGGTATCATTTCAGTGAGTGGGATTTCTCCCAGTTTCTTGGTCACCTCAAGATATTTCTCTTGAGCAATCAGCAGTCTTGCGAGTGCGTCACAGTCCACATTCGCAATCAGTTTGATTTCGAGCAGTTCTTTCGCAAGTTTCCGGAATTTCTTTTTGAGTTCCGGCGACAGATATGTCGGCGGTCCGACCTTGTCACTTGGTGCAGTGATCTCGGCGTTTTTTCGCTGCTCAATTTCTGCTTTTGTGAGGTGTTTTTTCCCTTTCAAAACCACCAAATCAGTGGGTTGTCTTGTTCCTGCCATGCAACAGCAAACCCCCTTTCCGTCTAGTGTTCGCTGATGTTGTGTCACATTCTGACACCCCTTTCGGATTTGACCCTCTACTGAAATTCTCGTGGGGAGTTTTCTCCGAACCGAATGGGGGGTGCGACTTAGAAACGGTTACCGAAAACTTTTTCGATACCCCCTGCCTCTTTGAAATGACGTTCAATCACCTGCCGAATCCTCGCTTGTGTTGCTCTCATGCTTGCCTTGTCCTTTTTGTATAGTGCTGTGATAGTGTTGTGTGTCGCTATGCTTAAAGGTATAAGGTTCAAAGGATTGAGCCTCTGTTGCCAGTCCTCCTCAAGTTCTATGATGTGATGAATCGGGTCTGATTCTTTGAGCGTTATCAACTCGCCCATCTCGTACAGTGCATAGATGTCAATGTAATCATAGACACTCATAATCACCGGACGAATCTCTCGCCATTCCTTTGACACATAGAACTCTGCTGCTCTTTGGTCTCTCCGTGTGTTGTTATATATCACATGCCTCGACTGCTCTCGTTCCTCACACTGCTCACACAGTCTCATGGTCTGCGGTATCAACTTCCCACACCTGCACACTTTGTATAGCAAACTCTCACCCCTTTCATTGCCTGCTGCCTGTTGTCTCTTTATATAGGGCAGTGGTTTCACATGGTGTCCTGCCGCCCCGATAACAGGAGGGCGAACAGGGCAAGAAAAAAGCGACTGCATCTCTGCAATCGCTCCTTACAACTGTTCACGCTACTATATTACCACTTGAAAACGACCTTTTGTTCCCCATCTTTTCACGGCATTTTCACGCACTTTTCACGGCATTTTCACGCCCTTTTCACGATATTTTCACGCCCTTTTCACGATATTCCTGCAAATATTTGCTATTTATCAATAGCCTTTGCACCGAATAATTTGATTGATAACCGCTCAACCATAGTCTTGCACCACTGTTTCGGTGCATTCTTTCCGCAGTTCCATTTGTCTCTGATGTCCTCGTATGTCTTGCCCTCAATGTATTTCATCTTGAGAGCATCGAACTTGTACTCCTCACCTACTGCATTCGCCTCTTTCTCCAATGCCTCAAGGCTCTTGTTGATATGCTGAAACAGGATGACCGTCTCTGCCTTACATTCTCGAATGGACTTGAGGAACGCTTTCTCTGCCGATATGTTGTAGAGTTCTGCATTCTCCACCTGCGAGGTTTCACTGACCGCCTCCGATATATACCTCTGCATCTCGTTGTAGTTCTCAAGATACATATATGTTTTATCAATGACGGTGACTGTTGCCTGCTCTGCCATTCCTGTTCCCTCCCTTTCTTCTCATAGGCAATCCGTGCATCTTTCGCCAGTTGTTTGATTCCCTGCGGACTGCTGCCTCAAGTGATGCTCTGCCTGCTGCTGATATGACCACACTCACCGGAGGATGCTGTCTGTTGTATTCATCCATTTCGTCGACGGGTGGCGTATCTCTCAAATAGTCGTTTTCCTTTTTCCATACGGTTTCCGGCTCTGAATCCCGTTTCGCCCTGTTGACTGTTGCTTTGTCTGCTGCCTGCTCGACTATCGCCTCGATTTCCTTTTCGCTCTTTCCTGTTGCTCTCAGTCCTTTGACCATATCTGTCAGAACGTCAATCCATCCCATATCAATTCCCCTTTCTTAGTTGAACGGCAATTCCTCGTCGATGCCGTCCGGTATATTCATAAACCCGTCGTTATCTGTCGGGTGTTCTTGCGACTGCTGCCTGTTTCCGGATGATTCTCCCTTGCTCTCAGCGAACTCCTGCTCCTCGATTACCACGTCAGTGGTATATACTTTCTGACCGTCTCTATTGGTGTATGAGCCTGTTTGAATGCGTCCGGTGATTACTACTTTCATGCCTTTCTTGAAATACTTCTCAGCAAATTCTCCGGTTCGTCCAAATGCCACGCACCCGATGAAATCTGCTGACTGCTGCCCGTCTCTATTTCCACGACGGTCGACTGCCAGTGTATAGCGTGTGATGCACATGGATTCCTGTGAACTGTTGCTCTGTGTGTATCGTGATTCGGGGTCTCTTGTCAATCGCCCCATCAATATGACCTTATTCATGAATATCCTCTCTTTTCTCAATCCTGTCTGTGATTGCCGTTGTTGATGTCCTGTCTGTCGCTCTTATCCTTGCCTATCTGTCCGAATACCTTTACCAGTTCCACCAAAAAGGCAAGCAATACCGTCAAGACAATCAGTCCGACCACGATTCCGATTCCGGTCAATATCATGCTCAATATGCTCATTTCTTCTCCTCCTCTTATGCGTGATTATTGAGTTCTTTTGAGAGGTTGAAAAATTTCTCTTTGAACTCCTCATTGCTGCCATTCATGCAGGTTTCAAACATGTCCTCGTAGAGTTCACGGCTCTCGC